GTTACGACCAGCAAAGATATAATCGGAGAAGTCTGCGATGTAATCTTTGTAGTAAATTTTCTGAGGAGCATTAGCAGAACTTACAGCGTCCTGTGCCTTAGAAAGTGATGGGTGAACTTCAAGAATGTTTGCCTGAATGCCAGTGATTGAACCAGTATCATCAACAACAGCAACGTGAATACCGTCGTTCTTACCACCCCTATCAAGGACATAGGCGTTAGAAACAGGTCTTGAGGCAAGTGACTTCCAGAAGACAGTTCCGTTGTCGAGCTTCAGTTTCTGCTGATCATACCAGTCAACAACTGCCGTTGCAGCAACACCAGTAGCATTTACCAATCCGCCACCGTTCTCTCTGAAGAATACAGTAGAATTAGCAACGAAGGCGTTCTGAGCACTTCCCTTCTGATAGTAAACGCTAGTCTCAGTTGATCCACTACCAGCAACAGAAACGCGGGAAACAATCTTAACGTCAACGGTGTGCTTTTCAGCTCCAGATACGTCAGTGTTGATACCAGTGATGATACCTTTCAGATGACCACTGAATGCATCAAATCCACTAGTTCCGAAACCAACGCTAGCAATGTTCGTCGAAAGTCCAACAGTGACTCCCTGACCAACTGAAAGACCGAAGGCACCTGGGGTGAGGGCGGTGGTATCGATACCACTCAGAGGAGCAAGGGTAAGGGTTTGGTCTGCAGCATCATCAATCATGCAGACTTTCAAGTTGTTTGCCCACTGACCAGGGTTTTGAGCAGCCCAATACCAACCACTGTCGGATTGGAAGTTCAGTTTGTAATCGTCGTAATTCTTGAGGTACAGTGAAGTGTCGCTAGCAACACCTGCCGAACCAGCGTTTGCGTTGTTGAGAGTGCCTCCTCCTGTACGAACAACCTTGATGATGCCACCGTAAGTAAGGAACGATGAAGCACCCATCCAGTATTCGTATTGGGCGTCTGTCGAGAGAGGCTTACCAAACCGTTTGATAAGTTCCTGTTCCGTCTCAACAATATACGGTTCATCAATAGGACCCTGTGGGAATGGTCCAGCGATTGCTCCGATGTTGTCAAGTACGTTTTCGGCTCTACCTACGGTAAGGTCAACTTCTCTGGTTAATACGCCAGGAGACAAAAGCTGTACTGCCATTAGTTTCTCCTACTAATATCATTTGTCTTCAAATATTTATTATTGACAACTATTTCAGATGAGGAAACAGTGCATGAACATCACCAGTCTGGATATTCCCACCCCAATTTATTATTGCGTTCTTTTCTTGATTTAGTTATACGCTCCTTGGCACACTGCTTACATTCATAAGAGTATGATGATGGTTGATATTTATTCTTTCTTGTCCTGTAGAATCCATCAATGAGATTCTTTGTTTCGCCACAAACTCTACAGGTTCTGTCTGTAAGATATAGATGCTCTATTTGAAACTGTTCTTCTACATTCATTACATGTAATCCCACATGTATGATTTATCTCCATATTCATCAACATACCATCTGTCACCATCCTTATCAACAAAACTCTCATCATCTAATCCATTTGTCATAAAACCAAATGGTGCCATGTCTTGCTCAATCTGATTCTTTTGTTCGTCGTACAATCTCTTTCTAACGTCCTGATCTGTTAGCTCTTTAAAGTAGTCTTTCAATACCAACCAGGCATAGATGACAAGACACATTGCTAGGTCATCATTACAACCTTCTTCTGCCTCAAATGAATTGTGCTTTTGAATAAAGGTCGTTAACTCCGAGATAATATCGTAATCATTGAAGATTAACTTATCTTCTTCAATCAAAGTCTTGAGGTTCAAGCATCCTTCTTTCTTTACAGTCTTAGACATCTTGACGCCAAGTTGTGTCTTTTTGCCAGAGAATCCTTGACCAACAATTTGACCTGCCCTACCTCTCATAGAACACATCAAAATATTCTGATACTCTAGATCATACTGTAGAATGGATGCCACTTGATCTCCAATATCATTCACCTCACACAATACATATGCGTTATTGTATGCTTTAACTGTATCAAAGATGATGCTTGGAAATAGCATCGGTTTGATTTCGTTGTTTCTATATCTTGCCACCACTCTGTGTGGATACTCTGTAATGTCAATAACAACAAAAGCAGAGTAGTCTCCACCAACACCTCTAGCAACGTCTACAGTACAAACATAATCATGATCCTGTGCTGGATTCTCATATACATATAGTCCAGCGTTTTGTTTGATAGGGTCATTGTATACCAGAGTCCTCAGTTTGCTGGGAGCAATCAGAGTATCAACAGATCCTAGGAACTCACACTCAAACTCAACCTTGAACTGTTGTTCTGATGTGTTAGCAATAGTCTGTCGTTTCCACTCAGAGTCTCTACCAGGAACTTCAGACCAGTGAACCTCAGTGGCAACATAGTCATTCTTTCCTCTCTGTGCGTCGTGCCAATATCTGTAGAAATGGTTCATGCCGTGAGGCGTTGAAACCATAATTACCTTTGTGCTTTTACCAGAAGAAATAGTAGGATAAACAGATGCAAAGAATTGGTCTGCGATATGGTTTGGAATAAACGCGAACTCGTCGAGGAAGATGACATTATAGGAACCACCTCGGACAGCACTCGCAGATGTAGAAGCTGCCAATATCTTACTGCCATTTTCCAATTCCATTGAACCTTTATTATACACCTCAATCCCTTGCTGCATCCACTGAGGTAATTTCTCATACGCAAACTGTAATCTTCCAAGAAGATCTCTAGCAGTCGATGCTTTGTTTGCTAGGATTGCGATGTTGACATTCGCATTGAAGATTGCATAGTGCAGGAGATATGACACGCACGTCGTAGACTTACCAGTCTGACGCGGCATCTTACAGATATTGAATCGATGTTCATGAAAGTTTCTTACTAACTTCTCCTGGAACGGATACATTGAGAAAGGAACTTCACCCTCATCAAGAGAAACAATCTTGATATAATTTTTAGCAAAGTATACAGGATCGTTTTTGCACTTTAGGTATTCGGAAATTTGCTCCGCAGTAAACTCAACCTGAACGTTTGAACGTTTCAGATTGGGATTGCCAAGATATACAGTATCAGACATCAGTCTTCCTTAAAGAAATTTACAATCGCACTAAAAGCAGAATGGAAGGCAACATAGAGAAAGAATTGATCAGATGCGTCCTTTCTGATTTTTTTCTTGTAAGTAGATTGTGCCATGATAATCTCCAAAATTTTAATTATTTAACGGTTCTCATAGAATTCTCAGCAATCATTAAATACTTGACCGACTTGTGACCCTATTGAAGATCCTGCTTTCTGCCCTAAGAGTAGTGCCCAACCACCTGCTAACCATCCAACATAAGGAATGCTAACAGCAGCAGGGACAGCAACACCAGCAGCGATAGCACTACCTGCCATTGCACCTTGTGACCGTGCTCCAGCGTCCGCCACTAAACACTCTTCTTCTCGGGCAGTCAACTTTCCCTCACCTTCTCCTCCTACCCCTCCTATGTTACGAGTGCCGTCCATGGTATATTGATCACGTCTCCACTCTCTTCTTCTCTCAGTACCACCACCAAAAAATCCTTTCTTATTTTTGTCAAGACTCAATGATCTTTGAGACTCAAGAACAGCAGGATCGTTTGCTTTATATTCAATCTCATATCCATCCTTATTTGCTTTGATCTTATAGGATGAATAGTCCCCGTTAGGGATGTTGATAGTAGGAATCTGTGGTTGCTTTGGTCTATGAATTACATATCCCAACAATCCAACGTGAGCGATAGCAAATAAACTACCTGCTGCAATCGCAATTGGTTTGAGGTATTTCATAATCCAGGAACACTAGGAACAACCCCACCAGTAGCACTAGGAACTTCAGGAATGTCTGGCATGAGACCATCCACCATTCCTGGTAAAGCAGATGTGACTGCCTCTACTGCTGCTTCAGTTACCTTTGCTTTAGCATCCTCAAAAATAGCAACTCTATTAAAATAGAGATATCCTGCTAGAGCGACGTTTGCTCCTGCCACTAGTCCAGACAATAGAGCGATAACATTAATTGCTTTTTGCATGAGTTTACTCCGTTAAAGTTCCGTGTGCTCTGCGAATCTCCCGCAGTTCTTCAAAGTTCTTTTGCTTAGTGCCACCATCATATGCCCAGGCATAACCCTCTTCAATCATTGCTTCGTTGAGTGACACTGGTGCATCCCCAATGTAAAGCCAGCCCAAAAGACGACCATACTTCCCGACACCGCCAACAAGTTCAGTGCGGATAACAAGATCATCGTCACCAGCCACCGCACCCTCCAGTTTTTCTTTGAGCCAGTTGGTTGCATGAATGCCTAACTCCTTTTCTTCGAGGTCCCTCGTTCTCTTTTCTGGAGTATCAACGCCTGCAACTCTAACTCTTTCTTTCTTGTATAAGTCAAACCCAAGAT